CTGAATCCCATATATCTGCGCCTCATTGTAGGAGTAAGCAGCTCGCTCCTCCTGAGGTGTGAGATCATAAGCTATGAAACTTGAGAATTTAGCGAGCTGCACTTGGGGCTCCTTGCTGGCCTTGAGCCTGCTGTGGGTTCTGAATTGCTGATACCTTCTCACCAATGCTAGCCAGAATCGACTTATCTTCCAGCATTGGATTACCTGGAGAGGAGAGAGGCTTCTGCGGGTTGTAACCAAACTGCTCAGGAGTTGGCATTGGGTTAGTCTCTACCAGTTCCTTCAGAGCTTCTGGAGTCATTGGTGGCTCAGTCTCTTTAGCTGCCTCAGCAATCATCATTGCAGACTGTTGCCAAGTACCCAGAGCTTGCTCATAAGCCAGTTGCTCAGGAGACTTCTCAAAGGGTTGCAGCTTAGCGCCACGAGCCTTCATGAGGTAACTGAACATCGGGGCCAGGTTATATGCCTGAGCTAGTTGCGGTACCGCTGCAATAGTCTGCATTGCCATGGCAAGTGACTCACCATCTATCAGCTTCTCAGAAGGCATCAAGCCGTCACTTACCTTGAAGACCAGGTTAGCTTTCCGCAGCGAGACTGGGTCAACAACTACTGACTCCTGAATCTCCCGGTTAAAGAGACTGACACCCCCCTGATACTGGAGGATGTTTATCTTCACGATCTCTTTAAGTGGGGTCCAGAAGGTACCTTCTGTGGAAAGCGCTACTGCCTGATCCCTGCCATTGGCATTCCCCATGATCTCCTGGAACTCTGTCCTTGTCTTGTTCCCCTTGACAAACTGCCCTTGCCTGGCTGGGTTAAGCCCAGAGATTTGATTAGCCAGGCCTCCGTAGAACTGAATCTCTTGGGAGTTTATCTGGAACTGGTCATCCCTGAATGGGAAAGCATATACTGCCTTAGACAAGTCATCCTGGTAAGCAGAAGGCCTTACTGGGATCTTGGCAGATGGAGAGTCATTATTAAGCGCCCCAGCACTAACTCGACTAGGATCAAATAGCATCCTGTCAGATATAGCACGCCGCCGGGAAGCAATAGAAGAGTTTGCCAGAGCAGTCGTGATATCTTGAATCGGGACAATGTTCTGAGCAAACGACTTAGTCTGGTATCCAAGGCCGTCATCCAGTGGCTGGTAAAAAAGAACTGGGAGCAAGTCATGAGCATTGGTCATCTGCTCTGCGTAGATTACAACCTGCTCGTTAACAATGATGAACTTCCAAACTTGTGGAGTGTTCTGACCTGGGATCCCGGACATGCCGAAGTCGCTAGGGAGAATTCTACCATACAGAGTGGTTACCTGATACATGTCCTTGTAACGAATGTTGCTGTTCTCCCCAGCCAAGCCAGCCCATGCTAGCCAATTGGTTGTAGCTTGGGTAGTCAGGTCAAGTAAGGCTTCCGGATTAAGGAAGGGGAGGTAGTAACCTGGGGTGCCATCACTGCCATAAGCAACTGGAGCAACTGAACCAGCCTCAAATGCCTGAGTCACGTTGGTCTTAACTGGCAGGGAGGCAATAAACTTCTTCAGACGGATACGACTCATGAGCTCAATGTAACCAGCGAACTCGCCAAACTCAGCTACCATACCAGCAGGGACTCGAGTATCCCAGAAGGTATTGTACATATCCAGGTGCTTGAGCTTGTTCCCTTCCCAGATTACCTGATTCGAGGTACCCTCTTTACCCCGGGTTACATCAGTACCCAGAGCATAACTTACTTCCCTGGTCCAATCTACCTCAACTGCACCGAGGTTATATTTGAATCCATCCCGCATGGTCTTCATAAGTTCCGAGACCCAGCGGCCACGAACCTGCTGCTCACCAATAATGGTGTCCATCATCATGGCTTCATCCATGTACTCTGGCAGAGATACTGCACCAAAGATAGGATAGCCAGTGAGGAAGACAGATTGCTGGTAAGTCACTGCTGACTCAACCTGTGGCATAACTACCGGGACTGTGATATTTTGGAACTTGGTAGAGTCCCCTCTGCGATTAGCTAGCTTAGCCTTCGCTTGTTCCTCTGTGCAATCTTGCTCCCTCATATATGCCAGGTCAATCCGCTTAAGTTGCGAACGGATATTCCACTGCTGATTCAGAAGAGAGTAAGCTTGCTTCGAGAACTGGAGAATTGCTTCCTGAGTTCTTTCAGAAGGCTTATATGCGGGAAGTGCCATCAGGGATTACCTCTATCAGAATGGGGAGTTATCTTGGTCAGTGTAGCTTTCTTTGGACATGGCCTCAAACTCTTGCCTGCCCTCAATGGTATTAATTGCTATGAGATCAGCGAACTCCTCAATTACCCTAGGGGCATAAGTAAAGAGGTCGAGGATACCATCCACATTATTAGTTTTTAAAGGGTTGAATCCTTGTATCTGCGAGTGGAACTGAGACTTACAAGTTGGGTGACAGCGAATCTCACCAGCAGTGTAAGACTTAAACATGGTAAGGATCCTAGAGTTCTTGGACAGCTTACCAGAGTAGATATCAATAAAGGTGATACCAATAATCCCCATCTGCCTGCATATCTCCTCAGACCAGAACTTAAGGGTGTATTGATAGGAGTTAGCTTCAATTACCACGAGGGCGCAGTTCCACTTAGAGCAGAGCTTAATCGCTTCCTTGATAGTATCAGCCGGGGAGAACCTACCCTCTACTAACTCACGCGCGCAAGGCTCACCTTCATGGATCTCAAAGTAACCAAGCGAGACAGCATCCGCATTCACCTTATCAGTGGCAGGGTCAATGATTATGTAGTTGCCTGCATGAACATCGTCATCAAGGTAAGGATACTCAGGCACCCTAGAAATATCAACCAAGTTATTAAGAGATGCATTCTCATCATTAAGTACCTCAGCGTGGAAGATTTCAGGATGCCCTGACTCTAAGTCCCGCCGATACTCAATCATAAGCTGCTCAATTGGCTGAAGCTGCTCCCACAAGGAAGTGCCATCTGCCAAGATACCGCCAGCAATGAACTTGGTCCAGTATTTATTCCCCTTAAGCTTCTTAAGGATGGAATGGGGTGTAGGATACATATTGGCGATGAAGAGGTTCATACAACCTTTGGGAGACTTAGCTTTAAGTGCCGTACCAAGTAGCCACTTGTAAAGCTTATCAGAAACCTCAAGAGAATCTGCATCTTCCCTACTTTGTACGTCATCAAATATCATCACATCTGGGCGCTGGTTCTTAAGGTTAAGTCCTCGAACCGAGCCACCTGCACCAAGTGCTGCAACTATGATGTTCCTGCCACGAAAACCAAACTTCTTAGTTGAGTTTGTGTCCTTCTCTACCCCAAGCCTCCAATCTCCGAAGACTGTCTTGATATTAAGTTCATCCAGCATATCAAAGACGTCTGAGATTATGTTCTCTGCCTTGGTTGCAGTCTCAGCCATGACCAGAATGAACTGGCGATTTGTGAAGAGGATGCAATAGAGAATGAATAGCTTAATTACTGTAGACTTGCCAAAACCTCTGGGAAGACCTAGTGCTAAGTTACTGAAATCCCGCTCCTTACCTACTGTCTCAAGCAGCCAAGCCCACACAGCCTTAAATACTGGGGGCCAGGCATACTCAAATACCTCCGGCATAGCCAAGGCAGCCATGAAATCTGGGTCAACCTTAGCAAGACTGGCAACTTCTTCTAAGTCAAAGCTGGCATCGAAGAGTTCAGTCATGGGATTTAACCTCTTTGACTACTTCTCTCGTGACAGTCAGACTAAAGAAAGTCTTTGAGTTCAATTGGCTCAGAAGTTGCTCTTTCAACGAGTTTGCTCGCTGCAAGTCTTGCTGATAAAGCTTCTGAGTCACTTCCGAGCTGGAGTCTTTTGGATGGGTCATCTTCTTTATTCCCGAGTACTTCGCTTGAGAGACGATCGAGACTTGAGGATGAGGCTGTGACGAGGGAACTTGCGTTTCCTGACTCATCATGTACCTCCACAACTTGATTATTTACGTTTGAGATGAACTTGTGAGCAATGCTAATTGGGATAGTGAGGTTAACAATGCGAGTTTGCTGGGAAGCAGGGTCCATGATTTGAGCACCGCGACGCTTAGTCCCATTAATTATGTTAAGAGCTGCTGCAATCTCTCTCGGGTTAGTCATAAGTGGCATGGCTTTCCGAAACTTAGTGAGAAGCTCAGACT